GTTGACATTGGCCACTTGCTTTTGCAATACCTTGTAGACCACATCACAACCACAGCACTTGAGGACATGAAAAATGACAATTACTAATTTGGTGGCGCAACTGCGCCAGGCTAAACAGGCCGAGACAGATGCCAAGGCCGAGCGCCTGCGCATTGAGGGCTTGATCACCGAGCAGTTTGCCAAGCCTGAGAGCAATGAAGGCTCACACAATGACGAAGACTTCACGATAACTTGGAAGCTTAACCGCACGGTAAACACCGATCACTTGGCAGCCGACTATGACGATCTGCCAGACAACGCCCAGCGTGCATTCAGGTGGAAGGCCGAAGTCAACTTGGCTTACCTTCGCCAACTGTCCGAAATTGACCCTGCCGCCTACAACAAGGCTGCCGTGTTCATCACTAGCAAACCCGCAAAACCATCCATTGAACTGAAAGACTAATATGGCCTTCGATCTCTCATCCATCTCTAAAACCAAACGTGTACGCTCACCCAAGATTGTTGTGGTTGGCCAAGGCAAGATTGGCAAGACCACCTTCGCGGCCATGGCGCCCAACGCCATTGGCATCCTGACCGAAGACGGCGCTGACGCCGTAGACGCAAACGCTTTCCCGTTGGCGTCTAGCCTGCCCGAAGTCTATGCGGCCATTGACACGCTGATCAACCAAGACCATGACTTCCAAACCCTGTTTATTGACTCACTTGATTGGTTAGAGCCAATGATCCAAGAGCATGTGTGCAAGCAGAACAACTGGAAGAACATCGAGCAGCCAGGCTTTGGCAAGGGCTATGTGGCCGCCGCCGAAGAGTGGCGCAACTTGCTCTCTGGCCTTGAGGTCTTGCGCTCTGCCAAAGGCATGGGCATCATCTTGATTGCGCACGACAAGATTAAGCGCATCGAAGACCCGTTGACCGAAGGTTATGACAGCCATGTCCTGAAACTGCACGACAAGGCTGCCGGCTTGGTGCAAGAATGGGCTGATGTCATTGGCTACGCAGGCTACCGCATCTTCACAAGCAAGACAGACGCAGGGTTTTCTAAGAAGGAAACCAAGGCCACTACCACTGGTGAGCGCATCTTGCACGTTGAACCTCATCCGGCTCACTGCGGTGGTAACCGCTTTGGCCTTCAGAATATGCCGCTTGACTGGACGGCATTCCAAGCAGCGCTTACCCAAGCGCAGTCTTGATCACCCCAGTTCGTAACTTAACTTTTTAGGAAATTTATCATGGCTCAGTTTAATTTTGACGCATCCCAAGTCGCCCCCCAACAGGCCACAGGCCCACTGCCTGCCGGCACATACCTGGCACACATCACCGAGTCCGATGTGCAACCATTGAAGTCTGGCAACGGCGAGGGTTTGAAGTTGACTTTTGAAATCATGGATGGCCAGTTCAAAGGCCGTAAGGTTTGGGAGAACCTAAACATTCGCCACAGCAATGAAGACACTCAGCGCATTGCACAAAGCCAGTTGTCTGCGCTTTGCCATGCGGTGAACGTCATTAAGTTGATGGACACTGCTGCCCTGCACTTTAAACCAGTTCGCATCAATGTGACAGTGCGCGAAGCCCAAGGCATTTACAAGGCCAGCAACAACATCAAGGGCTATGAGTCTGCCGGTGGGTTTAGCGCACCAGCTGCTACACCACAAGCACCAACTCCGGCGCCAGTAGCCGACACGCCTGTATGGCCAACAGCCGAGCAAGAAGCCGCCAAGTCCAAAGCACCCGCTTGGGCACGGAAAGGCTGACATGGCCTTGCTACCACAATCAGTTACTGATCCTGTGGCCGATGCCATCTTTGCCTATTACAAGGCAAAGTATGGCGCGGAAGCACAACGCCCTTACCTTGGCGCCTCTGCCATTGGTAAGCCCTGCCTGCGTCAGCACTGGTACTCATTTCGGTGGTCTAAGCCTGCGCAGTTCTCTGGCCGCCTGTACCGAGTGTTTCAGTCTGGCCACTTGCAAGAACCTAGGGTCTACCAAGACTTGGCAAGCATTGGCTGCACGGTCTACCAGATCAACCCAACCACCGGCAAGCAGTGGTCATTTAGCGAAGCTGAGACTGGCCACCACTTTCAGGGTAACGCTGACGGCATCATTACGGGCTTGCCGCAGGCTCCAAAGTCTCCGCATTTACTGGAGATAAAGACAGCATCTGACAAGATGTACAAGGAAATGCAAAAATCTGGCGTAAAGAAGTCCAAGCCCGAACACTATGCGCAGATGCAAATATACATGAAGTGGAGCATCGATCAGTTTGGCGAAGACGGTTGCCGCAGAGCCTTGTACTTGGTGGTCAACAAGGACAATGACGACATCTACACCGAGCGCTTAGAGTTTGACGCTGACGAAGCACAGAAGCTGATCGACAAGGCCATGGCGGTAATCACTAGCGTTGAGCCACCAGTTGGCATTTCAACTGACCCCACATGGTTTGAGTGCAAGTTCTGTGATTACCAAGCTGTTTGCCACGGCACGGACGTACCGGCAACAACTTGCCGTTCTTGCGTTCACGCCACGCCTGAGATCGATGGCCAAGGCCGGTGGTCATGCAACAGCCACGGCATCGATCTGGCCACGGACGAACAGCGCTTGGGTTGCAGCCGTCACCGCTACATTCCCATCTTACTTGCCAAGACGGCCACGCCAGTTGACAGCACCGTCGATCATGGCGTTGTCTACCAAATGGCTGACGGTAAGCAGTTTGTCAATGGCGATCCTGAACTGAACCCTGACTACATCAGCAGCAAAGAGATTCATGCCTGCAAGGATAAGATCATGTTGACAGACGAGCAGGCGCTTGATCTGCGTAAACAACACAATGGAAGGTTCGTATGAACACCCCACCAATTGATCAGATTACCTTGCGTGATTACTTTGCCGCAGCCGCCTTGACTGGCTTGCTGGCCAATGGCGACAGAAAAAGCGCTATAGAAAACGCTTACGACATTGCCGACAGGATGCTTTTGGAGCGCCAACGTGATCTTGCGTGAGTATCAATCCCGCGCAGTGTCTGACTTGTTTGCTTGGTGGACAAAGCACACCGATGAGGCCGACATCCCTCTTTTGGTGTTGCCTACTGCCGCCGGCAAGTCGGTGATCTGCGCTGAGATTGTGCGCCAAATGTGGGATCAGTGGCCAGACTATCACCCGCGCACTGTGGTGCTGGTTCCATCCAAAGAACTGGCCGAGCAGAATGCGGCCAAACTTAGAGCCTTATTGCCCCACACCATCAGCGTTGGTTTTGTGAGCGCCAGCCTGGGCACAAAGAAGTACAACGCCGATGTGATTGTGGCCACCATTGGCAGCATACACAAGGCAGCGCACTTGCTTGGCAACATCAAGGCCGTGGTGATCGATGAGGCTCACCTAGTGAGCCAGAAGGCAGGGGATGCAGGCATGTACCGCAACTTCTTGTCCAAGCTGGGTGAGTTGTGCGAGTTCAGAACGGTTGGCATGACGGCTACGCCATTTAGAGGCAATCAGGTCTGGCTGACTGACGGTGACGATCCATTGTTTACTGGCATTGCAAGCCGTGTGTCCATGGGTGAGCTGCTTGAGCAGAAGTTCATTGCACCGTTAGTTCCACCGGCTGAGAGAATCAGCACCCGCATTGATGCCAGCCATGTTGGCATCTCAAACGGTGACTACAAGGTTGGCGAACTATCCCGCGAGGTTGAGAAATACCTTGCCAAAGTGGCCGCAGAAGCCACTAGGATTGCCTCAGAGCGCAAAAAATGGATTGCCTTTACACCGAGTGTCGATAACGCTGAAAGCCTTGCAGACAAGCTAAATGAACTTGGCATTGTGAGTGCTGTTGTGTGCGGTGAGACACCCAAACAAGAGCGCGAATACTTGATTGCTCAGTTTAAGAGCCACCAGATTCACTGCCTGGTTACCGTGCTGGCGCTCTCAGTTGGCTTTGATGTGCCAGATGTGGACTGCATTGTCTGGTGCAGGCCCACCAAGTCGCCGGTACTTTATGTGCAGGGGATGGGCCGAGGCACACGCATTGCAGACGGCAAGACAGACTGCCTAGTGCTTGACTTTACCGACACCGTTGAGCGCTTGGGGCCGGTGGACACCATCCAAGGCAGGGCTAAGAAAAAGTCAGGCACACAAGAGGCGCCCTACAGCATCTGCCCAGACTGCGGTGAACGCAACGCACCGGCAGCCATGGTGTGTGTGCATTGCGGTGGCACGATCAGGGAAGAAGAGGCCAAGCCGATGGACGCCAAGGTGTCCTATGCCGCACTGCTATCGAGCCAGACCGCTATGGCTGAACTGGTGTGGCATGACGTTACTCGGGTAGGTTACGCCATGCACAGGAAAGAAGGCAAGCCAGACAGCATGAGGGTTGACTACTACAGCGGCCTGCTTCGTGTGGCCAGTGAGTGGGTTTGCTTCAACCACGTTGGCTATCCCAAGCAAAAGGCACAGGACTGGTGGCTAAAGCGCGACAAGACGTTTATGCCGTCTGGCACTCAGATGGCGCTCTACTATTTGGAGTCACGCAAGATCAATGAGCCAGTCAGAATTGCAACCCGTAAAAATGGTAAATATACAGAGGTAAAAGATTATGAATTTGATAGAACTGAACGCAATCAAGAGGCATCTGGACAGCCAGGTCAAACAGATCAGCAACATCGAAGTGAATTGCCTACATTGCAACAACTTCAGCACAGGCATTTGCAAACAATTTGAAGCCAAGCCACCAATGGAGTGGATACACGGCACGGTTGAATGCGAACACTGGGAATGGGATCAAATACCTTTTTAGGAGACAAGCATGATTCACACTGACGAAGATGATGAGTTTGACCGCATAGCGCGTGAGAACACCATAAAAGGCCAGCCGTATCACTACGATGTGTATGTGTCGCCCTCACAGCGCAACCAAATGTTAGACGAATGCGCCAAGCTGGCTGATCAATGGGATTTGCCGGTGTTTGCCCAAGCTATCAGAGAAATGAAAACATAATGGAAATCCTAATTTACACCAAACGCAAATGCCCTAATTGCATTACAGCCAAGATGATTTTGAGGGCTGAGAACATTAGGTATGTTGAGATTGACATTGAGTCAAACCCTGCATTGCTTAGTGATCTACCAGAAAACGCACGCCAGATGCCGCAGATCTTTGTCAACAACCAACACGTTGGTGGCTTGGCCGGCTTGCAGGCAGCACTTACAAAGACAAAAGATGCCACGCCCAAAACCAATCGAACCCCTTAAAGGACGCCAGATCAGGCTCACGGATCGTCACATGATGATCTTCCAAGAACTTGGCGGCATTGACTGGCTGCGCAAACAACTGGATAAGAATGCCAAGATGCCGGCCAAGTATTACCGCCTTGAACTAGACGCACCTTCAAAGAAAGAGATCAATGACTAACAGACCAGACTTTGCAACATGGAGCCAGGCTAACTTGGCCAAGTTTGCTGACGAGGCTTACACCAAGTTATGTGAACAGGACGACATAATCCAGCACCTACAGTGTGACCTTAAAACGGCCATTGAGGCTTACCGCAATTTGTCTAAGCAAATGCCCGAGTCCCAGCCTTGTCAATGATCAGGGCTTGTTTGCGTGGTGATCCAGTAGCTTGGTTGGGGATGCTAACATGTGTCCACCGATCAAACTCACGGATCACCTGATCAAACCCAAGGTCTGAGGCAATAATGGCACGCACCACTTGGTCTGGTGTCATGCCTGGCACACGGATGTCGGCGGCGCAACCAATACGGTGCTGACTGGTGTCTTTGCTGCCAACCGCATCGTTTACCGCTTTACTGCGGAACGCACTGTTGACCATAATTGGTTTGCCGCCAAGAAGGGTTTTGAGTTCTTCAAGGAACTCAGCCAGTCTTTGAATGTTTGCTTGTTCAGTTTCATTTGGGGTGTTGTCCAATGTTCTGTGGTCTGTGTGGGTCAGTTCTTCAAACGTAAAGTGAGGTGTTAAGTTCATTTCACTGGCCCTGCCTTTGAAAGTAAATCTGTTTTGGCTTGCGATCCTGCGCTAGAGCCAAAATAATAAGCAATAATGCCAGTCCACGCTGTGCCCAAGCTGCCAAGCATCATCAAAATGGCTGGGTTATTGCTGTCAATTTTGTTAAAAAACATCATTACCATAATGCTAAAAAAACCAATGGTCACAGCGCCAGCCAAAATTGGCGGCATCATCGACCTAGTGGTGGCTTGCATTTCCCGTGCTGACTTTCTATCCTCCACCTCTAATTTGGCAAAGTTTAAGCCCAACTCTTGCGCTTGTTTTTGGAGTTCGATTTCGGCTATCTTGACTTGTGCGATCTGCTCAGCAGACAACTTGTTGTTGGCAATCATGTCCTGAACTTGGTCAGGATCGACACCAACAGCTTTTGAGATGGCTGAAACTGCCATGCCTGCTAATGGGCCACCAAGCGCCGTGGCAATTGTGGGTGCAATTTGTTTAAGCCAATCCATTATTGTTTGCTCCTCGAAAGCATGGTTGCTGCAATTTCCATCATGGTTTTTGCCACTTCAATGTCAGCGGGTTGAGTATCCCACCCCACAGTAATTTGACCCACAAACCGGCTTGGGTCAGGTGGGATGCTGATTCGGCAAGTGTAGGCAACTCCCTTGGCAATGTACCATAGACCCATCTCAGATTGCGCTGACTTGTACTCGCCACAAGGTATCTCGCCAGCCATCAGCTTGACCACATCTGCATTGTTGGCTGAGTTTTGGGTAAACAGACCAACATCTAGCCCATCGTTTATTTTGTCTCTGCCTTCTTTGGTGTAAGCGCGGTACAGCACGCGGGTTCCAAACATGGGGTTTACTTTGAACACGGCCACAATGGTGGCGTTAGTGGTTTTGAGCAAATGGGCGGCAGCGTCTTCCACTCTGTCCTCAACAATGCTTGGCATCTTCTTGGATTCTTTGTACGCGCCCATCAACAGTTCTTGGTTCTGCCAAACAAAGTACCCAGAGAACGCAAACACCGCCATGAGTATCAGCGCAAAGAGTTTAAACGGGCTATCCACATAGGACAGCACCTTGCTTAATATGTCTGCTGGCTTTTCGTCACTCATAGTCCAATATCATTTGTCAACTTTGGAATCCAGTTTATCGAATATTTTGCCGAGCATGTCTTTAACATCGCGCATGTCGGCGCGGTAGTCATCGCGGCCAACGTAATTCAAAGGCATCGCCCGAACGTCTGTGTCCAAGCGCTCCAGTGATCGGTAGATGTTGTTTAAGATCCATCCACCTAAGAACCCCGCTAAACTGACCGCAATGTTGAAAAGAACTTGAGTATCCATTATTTGTTGGCCATGCCGGTTAGGTCAATGCGATAAGGCGTTTGGCCAGCTTGGGCCGCTACCAGTGCAGCCAATTTTGCTTTGTCGCTTGTGTTTAATTGAGTTGCAAGTGCATTTGCAAAGTCAGGTCTTTTTGTAAGTATGGCAGCCAACATGTTTTGGCCAGTTTGAGAATATAACAACGGGGAAGCAATTAGTGATGCGGCAATTGCTGGAAACCCAGCTGCGCCAGCGCCACCTGATGCGGCCAGTGCTGCAATCATTGATCGGTACGGCGTACCAGAATCAGGCACTTTATTGCCCAATGCTGTTTTTGCGCTTTCAGACAAGTCTTGCATTAAGGCTTGGCCTTGTGCAAATTGTCCTTTGTCCTTGCTTCTGTCCATTGCTTTAATGGCATTTTGCAATTGCGCTGGGGAAAATATTCCCTCTTCTGCACCAAGGCTGGCCGCTGCACGTTCAACACGTTTGAAGTTGGCGTAACCAGTATCTATGGCTTTCAATTCTTTTGCATATTGTGGATTGCTTCGCGTAACCAATTGGCGAACTTGATCTTGCGCTTCTTTTAACGCTTGACCAATAAGTATTTGGTCTGCATCTGTAGACGCACTTAAACGGCTAATGGTTTCACGCAAATCACCTTGAACTGCTTTTAATGTTTCGCCAGTAATTGCGTTTTGTCCTTGAAATTTATTAAGAACCTTGTTGTCCATCCAATTGTTAAAAAAAGTAACAGCTTTAGGATCAATAGAACCAGTTTGAACCATGCTTTTTAAACTTGCAATAGCTGTTTGGAATGGCGTATCTTGTACAACAGTCATTTTTGGCAACAATTTGCCATAAGCATCATCTAATTTTTCTGACACAAATTGAACTGCTTCGCGGCCAACAACGCCTTCTGGCAACTTTTCACCGATTGGCGTTAATGCTCGATTAAAGGCAACACGATTAACATCGGCCATTGCTCTGCCTTGAGCGCCCTTAATAAAATCACCAATAATTGGAACGCTCGACAATGCTTCTTCAGCACGTTTGTAACCACCGCCCAAAATTTGGCCGGCAGTTGGCACAACGCCTTCTTTCATTAACGCCTGAATTTGAGGTGAAATGGTTGGGCTAATGACTGCTGCCGCTGGTCTGATCAGCGCATTCATTGGATTGGTAAAAGCCGATGCCTGTGCAAGTGCATTGCCTACTTTGCCAAAATTGGCTGCTCTGGTGGCAGCACTACCGCCACCCAACAACATTGATACATCGCCGGCCACCCTGAACGGGTCTTCTTCCATTGTTCGAGCAAACCCTTGGCCAGTGCCATAAGTTTTTGCGTAATCTTGGCCAACAAGATTGGCTATATTTTGCGAGCGTTGAGCAGCTGCTGGATCAAGAAAAGGGCCGCCTACATTAGCTTGATTGATAAGGTCACGCAAAGGCTTTGGCGTAATGTTTTGCAATCCACCAGCGGCTATATCCGTCAATGCGGTTGCTGTCTGTAATGGGCTGCTCACCAATTCAACTAAACCGCCCACGGTGTTTTTGTACAAACTGGCTGGGGCATTCATAATCATTTTAAAAGCATTGAATGACTCAGGTTCAATTTGAAACCCAGCAGGAAGATTCATAGCAGGCTGAGTGCTTTGTTTTTCTACTTTAAATCCAGTTGGCAAAGGCATAATTTTCCCTTATTTATTAGCTGGAGTCCAAGTCTGTCCACCATCAATAGACATAATTCGTTCTTTGCCATTTGTTGCATAAATTGGCGGTATTTGTTGTGCGCTTAATGGCGCACCACCAGCTTTTCCAACTGTTGGATTAGGCGCATACCCCTGATCTTTGCCGTAAGTTTCTGTAAGCCCTGTTTGCTCTTGGGCTGCAATGTTACGCATACGAGTAAGTTTTTTAATGACTGTGGCATTGTCATCAGTTGGCAACGGAATAAATGGAACTAAACGTGGGGCTTCTGCTGCGGTAACTGCCGCACCACTTCGGTCATGCAAAACCAACGATCCAATATCGGCAACTCCAGCACGAGCCTCAACTCCTGATGGATCCATGCGGTTTAAAGCAAAGCCAGGCAAATAACCTTTAACGCCAGTTGAACTTGGATTTTGTTGCAACAATTTAATTGTTTCATCAATTTGTTGAATAGATTGATTGTTTTTAAGAATTGCTAAATTGATATTAGATGGGATTGGTTTAAGTTCTGATTGTTTGCCCATGACAGGAGTGCCAGGCGTTCCAACTGGAAGAGCCATAGGTGCAACAGCAGGCGCAGCAGTCTGATCAAGTACACTGGCCATGCCAGGAATGGCAGGCGTGCGCTGACCAGGCAATGCAGCTGGCGGTTGACGCATCATGCTTGCGCCTGGTGCAGTTGCGGGTTGAGCGCCACCAGCAGCTTGGAAGCCATCTTGTCCATACAACACAGGAATGGCCATGCCATTTGTAGTGTTGACGGCCACATATCCAGTTGGAGTTTGTTGGATCGACAATGTGGGGTTGGCTTTTTCCCATGCAAACTTGTCTTTGTTAAATTTCAAAGTTGCGGCAGCATTTATGTCAGCAAAGGTCTGGGTTTTGGTGTAATCACTACCAGGCACAAGGGTAGCTGGGCCGCCAAGTCCTGCGCGAGTCATTACACGGCCACCACCGCCAGTGTCTTGGGCAAAGGTAACTGGTTTGTTTAATTCTATAAATTTTTCAGTACCTAATTTAGAAGCATTGAGAAGATCAGCAAACGCTTGTGGGCCTGCTTGTATAGCCTGTTGAATACGAGCCATTGATTGTTCTGGTGTTGAACCTCGCGCTTTTAAAACAGGGCCAAGAACGGGGTCTGCATGATTAGATTGATGCCATGCAATATATTGTTCTGGCGCTCTTGGATCAAGCGGATTAATTGTCTCAAGAAACGAACGCGCCTGTTTTAATCTAGCGTCAACTAAATCAGTCTCTGCTTTTTGTGTTTCTGTTTTAAGTTTTCCTAATTCAAGCAAACCTTTTTCTACAGCAGGCAATTTAGATCCAAAACCACCACTTGCTAATGATTGTCGAAGTGCATCCGCATTAATCTGACCAGTCTTTGGGTCATATGCTTTGGCATATGCTTGGTTTAATGCGTTAATAGATTCTTGTTCCCGTTGAGCCGATCCTAATTGATACTGAGCCAATTGATTTTGATTCTGCGCGTTTTGAATTTGCGCCAGTTGACCATATCGCGCCAAAGGATTGGGCAATTCAAGGGATTTAACGCCAAGGGCAATGTTTGGATCAAGTGCCATAATCAAATTCCTCCTGGTGGTCTAATCATATATGCTGGAACATTAGAATACCCACCAGTATTTACCAATTGCATGTTTTGATTTCTTTGCAACGCTTCTAATAGCGCGTTATTTTGGTTGTAGTTTAGATATGTACCTAAACCACCAGTAATTGCGTTAGCCGCGCCTACTTGGCCAGCCGCTTGAGCAGCTGCACCACCAGTCATTAAGTTACCAGCGCTAGTTGCATAGTTTTGGCCAGCTTGACCAACTAAATTAGCTGAAGTTTGACCAATGCCTGCCAACCCTGCTTGACGGTTGTACAACTGGTTTTCGCTGGCCACGCCAGTGTTATATCCAGTCAATGCGCGGTTGTAAGCGCTTTGGTATTCTTGCGATCCCATGTCCTGACCATAACGCTGTGCGGCTTTTAATGCTCCGCCAGAAATCAATCCACCACGGGCGGCAGCTTGGCGGTCAAGCGCTTTCTGGCCTTCGGACAATCGAAATGCGTAGCCTGGGTCAGCTTGATAATCTCCTGCGCCAAACTTAAACGCACCAGGCACATTGCCCGCTGTGCGTTGCATCTCGGCTAAAGCGTTATAACCAGCTTGCCGGTAAGGCGCTTGGTCTTCTCGCGTTTGCTGGTATTGCTCATATTGAAGTTGAGATGCTCGGTCAGCCGCCGCCGCTTGCGTTTCTCCCGCACTTTTTGCTGCGCGTGCGCCACCTAATGTGCTACCAGCCGCTAGGCCCAACATGCCGCCTGTTGCAAGGGTTAGTCCACCAAGCCCCGCCGCGCCTGCTGCCGCGCCAGCTAAACCACCTAAAATTGCGAATGTCATGTCAGTGCCTTTCCGCTTAACTTATTCCCCGGTAGATATACACAATCGGGATCATTTTCAACTAATTCTTCTTCGACTTCTTCTACCGTAGTCGAATTCACACAATGGATTGTCACGCATACTGCATCAGTTTTGGCGTATACCGCACGCTTTGCGCCTGGTTTACTTTCAAAAATATGCGGCCCAGTAACTTCTATAGCGCCATCATCTGTAGTAATTACAACAGTCCCCGACAACACTATATAAAAATGTTCCTTCTTATGGACTTTTCCAATGATTATGCAATCCGCAGGGCGAAACACTTCGCGCAAATACATACCACCATGAAAACGATGTTTGGTATCAAGTTCAATAGGTGTCACATGCGCAAGCATTGCATCTTGCAACGCCTGCACCCGATTAGCCATCGGGGCAACATCAAACCCTTTACCATACGTCACTTGCATCAGGTCACCTCACGCCCAGAAACTCGGATATTGATAGCGCTAGCTGTGCCTGCAATTGTACTGATAAAGTCGCCGATGCCAAGCACTTGGCCAACCAGTTCAGGGAACGTGTAGACCTCAGACGCTTGCAAGGTCTTGGTCTTGGTGATCAAGTTGGTGTTGCCAGCAGAGCCTGCGGTGGTGACCAAGTTCACGCTGATCGTGGCGGCAGTCGCGCTGATGTTAGTTGCGGTGAACTTGTCAATGATGGCCGTAACGCCAGTCGCGGTGTACTGGGTTGTTTGGGCGTTTTCGGCAAATTTAGCCGGTACGAGGACTTTGACGGTGACTGTCATGGTTTAC